TTTCATGGTTTTAGCCACCTTTCCTTTATCAGAATTTATCCTTGATAGTTTTCAGTCGGTCGTAAAACTGCTGTACAGACACCGCGACAGGCTCCTCGACCGGCGCGGCCTCCGGCTCGGGTTCTGCCTCGGGTTCGGAAACGGCCTCTGGAGCGGGCTCCTGCGGCTCCTCCAGTACCGGTTCACTTTCGTGTTCCGGCTCGGGCTCGGGCTCGGCGGTAGTTTCCGTTAGTGCCCTCATCCGCTCAATCTGATCCGCATGCCCAGCTGACACAGCGCGCAGCAGTGCCGCATACTGTTTTCGGCCGGTCCACGCTACCAGGGACAGTCCCTGCTTGTCATCGGGATCATCGTCTTCGTCCGAGTCATCGTCTTCATCGGGGTCATCCGGCTCCGGAATCTCCGCGCCGATGTAGCCGTCGGCGAAGCCCAACTCGATGCAGGTCTTTGCGGACATCCAAGTTTCGTCTTCCATCATCTGAGCGATCCTGCTTTCGCGAAGGCCGGTCTTCAAACGGTAGGCGTCACGGATACCTTTGTCGATCTCGGCGAGCACATCCGCCTCATGACGCAAATCATTCTGATTGCCCCACGTGATCGTGGATGCGCCATGGATCATCATATAGGCCACCGGTGCCATCAGCACCGTAGTACCGGCCATGGCGATGATACTCGCTGCACTGGCGGCAAGCCCCTCGATCTTCACGGTCACATTGCCCTTGTGCTCAACGAGCATCGTGTAAATCTGTGACGCGGCAATGACATCGCCGCCGGGACTGTTGATATACACTTCGATGTCTCCGGTGCACGCTTCCAGCTCCGCCCGGAACGCATCCGGCGTAATCTCATCGCCCCACCAGATTTCAGAATCAATTGGGCCATCGATGCGAAGGACACTGACCTGTCGAGTCTCACCCGCAGCATTAGCAAGCGCCCTGTTTGTGAATTTCCAGAATTTCTTCATCTGGCTCAAATGCCTCCTTTCCTGTCAAGATAGTGATAATTGCGGCTGATAATCAGACTGTATTCGGTATTCACATTTCACCATCACCGCCTTTCCGGGCTCGGGTGATGGGTATCATGTTACCGTTGACGAGATAATCGTCGCCGCCCTGATCCGCGGGGATGCGGTCCATGTTTTCAAGTTCACGGATATCGTTGGCAGACATCCAACCGTTTTGGCGGGCAACGGCGTAGCCGTTCATGCGGGACTGATAATCGCCGCGCAGCAGGCCATCCATATTGAACTTGACGAACATATTCAGCTTTTCGTTTTCTACCAGCAGAGCACGATTCATAGCCTGCTCCCACCGGCAGACCCACGGATCCAATGTATACTTTACGAATTCCAGAGATTGCTGCTCAATATTTGAAAACGAGGATTTTTCCAAGTCTCCCACCATATGCGGAGGAACCCGGAAGATTCGCGCAATCTCATCGATCTGGAATTTTCGGGTTTCAAGGAACTGTGCCTCTTGTGGGTTGATAGAGATGGCTTTGTAATCAGCGCCCACCTCGAGGATAGCAACGTTGGAGTTATAGAAGCCCTTCTGCCAGTCCTCGCGGACCTTATCCTTGTTCTTCACCAGATTCGGCACTTTCAGTATTCCTTTCGGAGTGCCGCCCTCGGCGAAAAACTTTGCGCCGTATTCCTCGGCAGCGATCGACAGACCAATGGCATTCTTTGCCATCGCGATCGGGCTATAGCCGACCAAACCATCATACCCCAGCGCGGGAACATGAAAAACGTCCCGCGGATTGAATCGGATAATGCCGTCTTTTATCGATGCGCCATCATCTGTCTGCTTCTGGTACTCATAATAGAGGTTACCGTCGGCATCTCGGTCGACCTTCATGCGATTTGGCATGAGCGGGTACAAACCTATCACTTCCCCGCGGCGATTACGGATAATCTGGGCGTAGGCATTGCCCCATAGTAGCATATGTGTCATGAGCGTTTCCCGAAAGATGAACGACGTCATTTCTGGATTCGGCTCATCGTGCAGAAGCCGGAACAGCGGATGATCAATAGCTTTTTCCTTGCCACCATCCGGTCGGTACTTATACACGAACAGCGGCAGCCCGGCGATTGCCTCGGCCAGTATGCGGACGCAGGCGTAAACCGCCGTCATCTGCATAGCGCTGCGCTCCGTGACCATTTTCCCGGCGGTACTGCCTCCAAGCCACGGTACATACACACTGCCCGTCAAGCTGTTTTTGGGCTTATCCCGCGCCCTGAAAATCGCGGACAGAATACTCATTCGGCTTCAGCTCCTTTATCTGAATTTGGGTAGTTGTCAGACGAACATAATTCCCTCGTCATAAGCTCCCGAGGTATCATCGTATCCGCAGACAATAGCCCTGTCCAAGGCCATCACAGTAGCGACTACACCGTCGATCTTTTCAGTTGACTTCTTTTTGTCCGGCTTCACATCCCCGGCCGCATTCGTCTCGGCCACAACGTTATCCATCATCCAGTAGAGAACCGGATTTCCGTTGTGAACGATGCCGCGACTGAGCACCAGACGCTCCAGCTGCTTCGTAGGCCGGCTCATGCTCTTGAATCCCTGACCAAACGGAACAACGGTCAAGCCCTCTTCTTCAAGGGTTTGGACCATTTGGGTAGCACCCCACCGGTCATAGGCTATCTCCCGAATATCGAATCGTTCGCTCAGGCCGACGATGAACTGCTCGATGTAGGAGTAATGAACGACGTTACCCTCCGTTGTCTGCAAATAGCCCTGGCGTTCCCAGATGTCATAGGGAACCCGGTCCCGCCGTACTCTCGCATCTATGTTCTCCTCCGGAATCCAAAAGTAGGGGAGTATATAATACTTGTCCTCTTCGTCCTCCGGAGGGAATACGAGCACGAAAGCCGTGATGTCCGTAGTACTGGACAAATCCAGCCCACCGTAACAGGTACGGCCTTCGAGATCGGATTCGTCGAACGCGAATTCACAGGCTTCCCACTTTGCCATCTGCATCCACCGGACAGATTGCTTCACCCACTGATTCAATCTCAGTTGTCTAAAGACGTTCTCTTCGGTGGGCGTTTCTTTCGCACTCTCACAGGCGGCTTTCACCTTGTCCAAGGTAATCGTTGAGCCGAGTGAAGGATTGGCCTTCGCCCATACCTTCGGGTCCGTCCAGTCATCACCATCTGCAGCGCCGTACACGACCGGGTAGAATGTCGGGTCATGCTTCCTACCGTTGATGATGTCCAAGGCCTTTTGGTGTTGCTCATAGCAAATGGAGTGAATGTCTGTGCCAGCGGTCGTGATCAGGAAATACAGGGGCTGTGTTCTGGCGTCGCCGGAACCCTTTGTCATGACGTCAAAGAGGTCGCGGTTTGGCTGGGCGTGCAGCTCGTCAAAGATGACGCCATGGACATTCAAGCCATGCTTGGTAAACGCCTCGGCGGACAACACTTGATAATAGCTGTTCTTCGCGGGGAAGGTAATGCGCCTGTGGCTCTTACTCACCTTCAGCCATTTGGAGAGCACCGGCGAATTACCGACCATTGCGGCAGCGACATCATAGACAATTGACGCCTGCTGACGGTCGGCAGCGCAGCCATAAACCTCCGCGCCATCCTCATAATCAGCACAGAGCAAATACAGCGCAACGGCGGCAGCAAGCTCGCTTTTTCCATTTTTCTTTGGTATTTCGATATATGCCGTGTTGAATTGCCTGTATCCGTTCTTTTTGATGGTGCCGAAAATGTCCCTGATAATTTGCTCCTGCCATGGAAGCAGATCGAACGGCGCCCCGGCCCATTTGCCCTTCGTATGTGTGAGGTTCTGAATGAAATTGACCGCATGGTCGGCGGCGGCCTTGTTGTATGCGCTGGACTTTGCCATGAAGCGCGTGGGTTTATATTTTTTCACCACGACTTCCTCCCCATGATCAGCTGTTCCATGCTGTCTCCAGTCGGCATTCCTTCATATGGGGTCAAACTGTTTTCCTTTACGACCTGGAATATCTCATACCAGATGACATTTGCCTGTTTCTGGAACGCGATCTGCATGTCAACATACGGGCTTTTCGTTGGAAGCTGTGTGGTGGGGTGCTTACCGATCAAGCCAAAGCGGCTCAACGCTTCGGAGCACTGAATGTATCTGGCGAAAGCCTCAGCGTAGCTTTCAACCTGTCTATGGTTGATTAGCTTCGCGCATCCTCTGGCCTGCAGCCACTTCATGGTCTCGATGTAAATCTTGTCAGCGCCAAGCGGTTTTCCCTTTATGACCTTTCCGTCCGCCGTTTTTATATCTCTCTGCTTCGCTGAGAGGTATTCGCTCGGCTTCGGCATATCAACGCCTTCAAGCTCCTCCGGTTCGGGCAGCTCACCAGCGTCCAGGGCAGTGACCGGAAACTGCATCACATCCGCAGGTCTGCCTTTCAGTGCTTTATCTGCCAGGGATTCCTTACCCGGCCCCGAACGAGGGCGTCTTCCGCCTCTGTTGGTGCCATCTTTGCTCATGTTTTCCTCCTATTTGGTCGTGTTTTGTCGAAAAATGACGGGATTTATGCAAGTCAATGGGGCAAATGGCCTGTTTGAACCTCAAAATATTTTTTCGAGGG